AGGAACAACACTTACAACAGGTGGTGGAGCAGGTAAAACTGTTGTTGTAGATGCAACTACTGTAACTTTAGGTAGATGTGGTGGAACTGTAGCGTTAGCTTCAGGTGCTAGTCAAACAGGATTCGGTAGAACAGGAACTGTTGATTGGATTACAACTCCAAAGACAGCAACTTTTTCTGCAGTTAGTGGAGAAGGATATTTTTGTAATACAAGTGGTGGAGCTTTTACAGTTAACTTACCAGCAGGTAGTGCTGGAGCGATTGTCAGTTTAGCTGATTATGCAGCTACTTGGCAAACTAATAATGTGACAATAACACCAAATGGTTCAGATAATATTGGTGGTGAAAATGAAGATGCAATTTTATCAACTGAAGGTCAATCAGTAACTTTTGTATTTGTAGATTCAACACAAGGTTGGATTAATACGATGGATTCAACATCTAACGTTAGAGCAAATCCTCCTTTTATATTAGCAACAGTAAGTGGGGCTTGTAATACTTTAGCAACAGCACCCTGTTGTGCTAACACAAAAATAGCAACATTTACAGGACCAGGAACTTTTTGTGTAAGTGGAGTGTCAGGCTGTGCGGCTAATAATGTAGTTTCATATATGGTGGTAGCAGGGGGTGGTGGAACTCACTCTGATAATTCAGGTGGAGGAGGAGGTGGTGGTTTTAGAGAGTATAAATCTCCAGTAACTCCTTATACATCAAGTCCTTTAGATGGTAATCCAGGTGGAACAGCAATTACAGTTTCAGCACAAGGTTATCCAATTCAAGTTGGTGGAGGAGGTGCTGCAAGCCCTACTCCAGGTGCCAATAATGGAGATGGTACTCCTTCTATATTTTCAACAATTGTAGCAACAGGCGGTGGTGCTGGTGAGTGTCAAGAAGTAAGTGGTAGACCAGGTGGATCAGGTGGGGGATCAGGTTCAAGATGTGGTAGTGGTGGAACAGGAAACACTCCTTCAGTAAGTCCAGCTCAAGGTCAAAATGGTGGTGGTGGTGCGCCTCCAGCAGGTGGCGGTGGTGGCGGTGGTGGAGCCGGTGCAGCTGGAAGTACTGCACCTTCCGGTGGTGGTGGAAATGGTGGTAATGGTGTAGCAACAAGTATTTCAGGATCATCAGTTACAAGATCTGGTGGTGGAGGAGGCGGTGGAGGTCAACCAGGTGGTCAACCAGGTGGTAGTGCAGGTACTGGTGGTGCTGGTGCTGGTGGTCCAGGCACTAGTTTAGGTGGTAATGGAACAAATAATACTGGTGGTGGTGCCGGTGGTGGAGGACAAGGAGCTCCCGGTGGTTCAACAGGTGGTTCAGGTATAGTAATAATAAGGTACAAATTTCAATAATTATGACAAGTAAAATAAAAGTAGATAATATAAATAAAGTTTCAGATGATTCAAACATCATCAAAAAATGTGGGACAACAATTACACTAGGTGCAAGTGGCGATAGTATTGCTTTAGCATCAGGTGCAAGTCAGACAGGTTTTGGTAGAACAGGAACTGTTGATTGGCAAACTACAGTTAAGACAGGAGATTTTACAGCAGTAAATGGAGAAGGTTATTTTGTAAATACAACTTCAGGAGTAGTAACAGTTACATTACCTGCTTCACCAACCGCAGGCGATATTGTGGCTATTAAAGATTATGCAAATACATTTGATACTAATAATGTCACTTTAAATAGAAACGGATCTAAAATACAGGGAAATGCTGAAGATGCTAAATTAACAATAGAAGGCATAGCTGCAACTTTAGTTTTTATTGATGCTACACAAGGATGGCTTATTACAGATTCAGCACAAGCATCAGATGTAGCTTTTCCAGAATTTATTACAGCAACAGGTGGTACAATTACAACAGTATGTACAAATTATAAAGTTCATACATTTACAGGACCAGGCACATTTACTGTTTGTACAGTAGGAAACGCCGATGGGTCAAATGCAGTAGATTATATGGTTATTGCTGGTGGTGGTTCAACAGGATTTACTTATGCAGGCGGTGGTGGAGCAGGAGGTTTTAGAGAATCTTCAGGATGTGGTTATACATCATCACCTTTAGGTGCGTGCGTTTCGGCTATACCAGTTTCAGCACAAGGATATCCAGTTACAATAGGAGCTGGTGGAACTAATGGTGGTGGACATAATAGTAATCCTGTTAAAGGTACTCCTGGCGTACCTTCAACTGCTTTAGGAATTACATCAGCAGGGGGTGGAACAAGTGGTGGTGGAAATCCAGTTGCATACAATGGTGATCCTGGTGGTTCAGGTGGCGGTGTTGGAAGTGGTGTACCAGGTTTTACAAAGGTTGCTGGTACAGGTAACCAACCTCCAGTAACTCCTCCTCAAGGAAATCCTGCTGGAGTAGCAACTAGTCCACAATTTGTACGTTCTGGCGGCGGCGGAGCAACTGGAGTTGGTGGTACTGGTTATTGCAGCCCACCTGAAGGAACTAGTGCATTTGGTGGAGCAGGAGCAGGAACAGGAATTAATCCAGCACCAGGTGTTGGAACTCCAGGTCCTTGTGGATCTTTAAGATATTTTGCTGGTGGTGGAGGTGGTTCAGGAGGTGCTGGTGGAGCAGGTGGAGGTGGAGGCTCTGCTCCTGGTACTGCAAATACTGGAGGCGGCGGTGGTGGTGATAATGCTAACGGCGGTTCAGGTGTAGTAATGATAAGGTATAAATTTCAGTAGGTAAAAATTATGAGTGAAATAAAAGTAAATAAAATTAGTCCAAGATCAGGAACAGCATTCACATTAGGAGATAGTGGTGATACATTCACATTACCTTCTGGTGGTACAATTGCAATTGCTGCAGGTGCAACAATTAATAACCAAGGTACAGCAGTAAACTTTGGTGCAACAGGTTCAGCGTCTTGGGTAACAACAGTTAAAACAGGAGACTTTACAGCAGTCGCTGGAGAAGGATATTTTGTAAATACAACAAGTGGAGAAATTACAGTTACACTTCCTGCATCACCTAGTGCTGGAGCAGTTGTAGCAGTAAAAGATTATGCAAATACTTTTGATACAAATAAATGCACATTAGCAAGAAATGGTTCTAATATTGGTGGACAAGCTTTAAATTCAACTTTAACCATAGAAGGTTTAGCGGTTACATTAGTTTATGTAGATGCAACAAAAGGATGGTTAGTAACAGATTCAGGTTTACAATCAGAAGCACCGGGACCACAATACTTTGCAGCTACAGGTGGAAACACTACAGCAACATCTCCTTGTGGTGATTTTAAAATTCATACATTTACAGGCCCTGGTACTTTTTGTGTATCTAGTGCAGGTAATGCTGCTGGTTCAAATACAGTAGAATATATAGTTTCAGCAGGTGGTGGAGGTGGTGGAACAGATAGAGGAGGTGGTGGAGGTGGAGGTGGATTTAGATTTGCATCACCAAGTTTATCACCAGCTACTTATCCAGGAAAACCTTTAGCAGCACCTGCGGGTTTAACAATGCCGGTTGCACCTTATCCTATTTCTGTAGGTGGTGGTGGAGCTGCAGGAGGACCTGTTGCTCGAGGAACTCCAGGAACTAATTCAATTTTATCAAATATAACATCCGCAGGTGGTGGTGGCGGTGGAGGTCCAGGACCTGCCCCTGGAGGTACTCCAGTAGGAATTGCAGGTGGTTCTGGTGGTGGAGGAAAATGTAATCCAAGTGGTTCACCAACTGCTGGAGGAGCAGGAAACACACCTCCAGTTAGTCCTCCTCAAGGAAATCCCGGTGGACCTAATTTAGGTGGTGAAGTTACAGCAGGTGGTGGTGGCGGTGCAATTGCTACTGGAACAATAGGAGGTCCTGGTTCTAGAGGTGATGGAGGTAATGGTGCAGGTGTACCAAATGCTTTTGGAACTTCTGGTCAAAACTGTGGTTCTTTTTACTATTTCTCTGGTGGCGGCGGAGGAGGTGGTGGAGATCAACTTATACCTTTAAGTCCAAACAGAGCTAACGGTGGTTTAGGTGGTGGAGGTTTAGGTGGAACAAGTAATAATAGTACAAATTTAAATGGAGCTGCTGGAACAACTAATACTGGTGGTGGTGGCGGTGGCGGAGGAAATAATAATTCTTCTGCTGCAGGTGGTTCTGGAATCGTTATTATTAGATACAAATTTCAGTAGTTGAATGATAATTAAAAATAAGATATAAGGAGAATAATTATGGCACATTTTGCAAAACTAGGATCAAACGGAAAAGTTATTCAAGTATTAACTTTGAATAATGGTGATATGTTAAACGCTGATGGCGTTGAAGATGAATCAGTAGGTCAACAATATTTAGAGACACATAATAATTGGCCTGCACAAATGTGGATTCAAACATCTTACAATACATCAGGTGGTCAACATAAAAATGGCGGAACACCTTTTAGAGGCAATTACGCAGGTATAGGTTATACTTGGGACGAAGATAATCAAATCTTTTGGCCTAAAAAACCTCACGCTTCTTGGACTAAAAATATTTCAACTGCGTCTTGGGATTCACCTATAACTTATCCAACAATTACAACTTATGATTCAACTTGGACACAAGAAGAAATTGACGCTGAAACAGCAGCTGAAAATTCTTCAATGCCAGCAGGAACAAATGCCGGAGATCCAAAAACTAGAAATTATATTATTTCTTGGGATGAATCTTCTTATCAAGCTGATAATAATACAGGTTGGAAAGCTACAAAACACGATGATTCAACTGTAAGTTGGAATGGAACAGCTTGGGTATAGTTGACTTTTTTATAAATTAGTATTAAATAGGTGGTGGTATGCAGAAGAAAGTATTAACAGAACAGAGTTTATTCTACGGTGATATTGATATGCCGAAAGGTTTTGAGATAGACCAAGAAAAACTTACCAACGATATTTTACAATCAACTTTTAACACTAAAGAATTTCCATTCTCAAGAACTTGGGATATGTTAAATACATATATGAGAGATCACATTGGTCTTGAATATGGAATTAATCTAGTCAACAAATCAACGTGGGGAAATATCTATAAACCCAACGAGACAACAATTCCTTTATTAAATATTGATCCAGTGGATCTACGAAACTCTCCAGACTTTACATTATTATATGGTGTAAAAGTTAAAGATTGTTTTGTTCGAATACACTATGAAGATAATAGACGTAAAGGAAGAAGTTGGGATGTAGAACTTAAAAATAATATGTTTATTATGTTTCCATCAACGAATATGTATTATCTAACTAATAATCAGAAAGATAGTTTGAATTTTGTTCAAACCATAACTTATGAATATATCTAATTATTACTGGTATTTTAGTGGTGTGCTTACACCAAAGTTTTGTGATGATGTAATAGCTTATGCAAATCAACAAGAAGAAGTAATGGCTAGAACTGGTGGCTTTGGTGGTAATAAAAAATTAACTAAAGAAGA